TGCGCGGGCTGGCATATATAATGATTTGCGTAAGGTTTTATCTCCCATTTTGGACACTTTTTGCGCGCCTTTGTATTTGCCGCTGTCTCTGATAATCGGCGATAAGCCCAAGTAGCTTATCAGGTGTTTTGCTGTTTTGAATTTGTTTAAATCAATGAGAACGGATAGCAGGATTTGGGCGGTGTTTTTGCCTACTCCGGGAATTGTTGAGAGTATTTTTTGCTTTGCTTTTAGCTGCTCATCGCTTTCAATAATGTTTTGGATTTTTTCTCTGATGCTTTCTAACTCTTCTTGTATCGTTTCAACCATTTTTTCAACAGATGCTTTTGTGTAGTCATCTGCTGTTTCTTGACGGTTTTTCTCTGCTACAAGAAGGCTATTTAGCTGTTCTGTTCGGCGATGTAGTGATTGTATGGCTATGCTGGTTTCGTTGTTAGGTTTCCATTGCTGCGGTTTTTCTTTTTTGGCAAATTCCGCAATCAGCTTGGCATCTTGCTTATCTGTTTTGATGCGTTTTAGCTGCATTTTGGCGTAGCCTTTGATTGCGAGCGGATTAACCACCGATACCTTATAGCCATGCTGATGTAATGTTGTCGCTACAAGCAAGTAGTACACGTTTGTTGCTTCGCAGCAGATATGCGTGTTTTCTTTGCCTAACCCATTTGCTTGCAAATGTTCCAATAAACCTTGAATACCTTGAATAGTGTTATCAATTTTGCAATGCCCGCAGATGTCTGAATAAGTGTCTATCGTATGCTTTGAAATGTCCAATCCTAGATAGTGCATGTGTTGCAATCCTTGCAATAATGGCTTTTGCCAATGATACTGTTATGTTTTGTGTCAAAAGAAAAAGTGCACGCACCAATCTTTCTCAATGGTTTAACCAAGGCAGTCTTGCGGGTGTCGTGCAGTTTTGAATTTTACCGTAGAGCAACTACTGCCGCCCTTCGGTTGGCGGGTACGATTTTGCTGTTATTACTGCGTAATGATAACTAAATCGCACCTGTATTTTATTCTCTAAATTTACAATTTATTTATGCTACTGTATTACAGCAAGTTTGTCAGAACGCCCTGCGGTTAAGCTGGGTAGTGGTTTGCCATCCAGTTCCAAAATTTGGTTGTTGGATGCGTTTTCAGGCTGCCCTATGCTTTGGCTCGGCATTGCGGTTTGCTGTGTTGGTTCTCTAAATGGATCAAAGGGCAAGCCGTTTTCTACATAGTCTAAACACACTTCTTGGCTTATTTCTTTTAGCTTTGTCGCTTGGTCGGAATAGCAAGTACAACCTGATTTGCCGCCTTTGATACAGGCTGCGATGCGCTCATATTGTTTGACTTGGCGAACGCTGTTGTAAAGCGGTTTGGATTCGGGACGCTCTGCCAAAGTGGGAATAAACATATCTGGATTTAAATCTGCACCTTGATTAACTTGTGGGATAGCGTTTTGTTTTAGATTTTCTATGTTGCCTGTAAGCGTGGCAGGGCTAGATGCGCTTTGGCTATTGCTGCTCTCTGCTACCATGCCCGCTTTGACCTTATAGCCTTGATACATTTTATAGCCCATCCAACCGACTAAACCAAAGATAAACGGGATAAAAATCAGCATGGCAATAATCACATAATACCAACGCGATTTAACATGACCGTGCCCTGTATGGGCTTCTGCTGATTTATAATACTGAAAGACCTCTTCACGGATTTTATGGCTGCTGGATAAGGCATTTCTGGCTTGCGCGGTGGGATTAAGCGCAACTTCATTCCATTCTAGTCGCGTTAATCCACCCATTTTGTTAGCAGCAATGTGAATGTGTTTGCCGACCACTTCGCGCAGGTTTAAATCGATAATTTTAGGCGACTGGGTAATCAGGATTAAATCAATCGCCGAATGTCCATGCACATTAAGCCACGCCACTTTGTCGGACATCTTGCTACCGGGTGGACGAGCAGGAAACAGGTTTTGCACTTCGTCGTAAACGACAACAGAACCAACATTCTCTTTCCATTGCAGCCATACATTTAAATCTTCCCAGCTATGTCCCTCAGGTGGTTTGTGGTGTGGTATTTCTAATCCGTTGATGTTGCTGAATAGTTTGCGACCCTTATAGTAATCGTCAAACATCAGCATTTCTACAACGAATGCGGTTTTACCGATTCTCGGCTTACCTGTTACTAAAACAATTTGTGCCATTGTCTTTCCTTTATTGCTTCACTAGCCTTTTTTGCCTGTTGGCATCAACTTGGTTAATGTCTTAAACGTCAAAATAAAGGTTAGGCAGCCTAGAAAGATATTCAGTACTGTGCCACCGCCTGAAATATAAAAGATTTGCAATAGACCAGCAGGAACGCCTTGTACAGACGCGGCGATTCGTTCTTTGAATCCTGAAATCAACGCTTCTAAACCTACATATGTTACAGCGGATAAGCCGAACGCTGTCATAATTCTGCCTGCGAGTGTACCTAAACCATTTAACAGCATGGGTATCAAAGCAGCTAGAAATTTCATATTTCCCCCTAACTTTCACGAATCGTGCGAGCACAGAAAAATGCGGCGACGAGCCAAGCAAATGCAATAATCATAGGACGCAGCATGCTGGCTAAATCACATGCGGGTTGTAGACTAAATCCAAAGGTTGAGCCGAATGCTTGGAATTGAACAGGAACGGGGCAAACGCCATCCGTTGGGAATACATTGTCGGGTGTGAATTTAAGCGAGACTTCCTCTTTTGGAATATCAAAATCGGTATCTGTTGTTTCAGGTTTATCAGGGACGGTATCGCACGCGAGAATATCGGGATGTTCTTTGCACAAATCTATCGGTGCGGGCTGGGATGCGGGTTGCGTTTTTTTATCAGGATTGTCGGTTTTGTTGTCGGGAGCGGCGTTAGGATCAAGTTTGGGAGCTTGGGGGCTATCGGGGGTTAAGTCGGGGCGGTCGGTTATCACTTCTTTAACTGATCCGTCGCTATTGAATGTCCACTTGCTTTGTTTGGCTTTGCCATCTGCTGGATCGGTATAGGGGCGAGATTGGGCAACTGTGCCGTCTGTAACGAGTATCTTGGGTTCGCCGTCGGGCTTCACTTCTGATGTGCGTACCCACTCATCGGGGGATGCAGCCGCTTCGGGCGTACCTTCTTCTATGAACTCATCTAGCGTCATGGGGACGTAATCAACATATTTAAAAATGACTACGCCATAATCCATGCTCATTCTTTGATACCTACCAGAATAGCAGTGTCCACCCCAATCGGTTCGTTCAAAATGCTGGGTTTTACCTTCTATGACAAATGTTTTAGATTGACAATAGGCCTGAGCTACTGCTCCCGCGGCTTCACCGCCTTTGGCATAATCCAATACTTCACAATCGTTTTCTAAAGTGTTTTTACATATATTCTCTACTTCAAGAGAAGTAAAACTAGCATCGGTTGAAACGCGATGGGAATTTTTGGTGGCAATAACGATATAAGTATTGTTATCGGCGGGGCGAACGAAGTCAGCGCGGTCGTCGTTCCAGGAGAATTTGGAGCCAGAAATTGCACTAGAAACCAATTGCCAAACTAGGAATTGCCAACCTGTTCTTAAAGTGAGGCTACCTAATGCTTTTCCACCTTTTAAAATTGCTGGACCCGCTGCCCGAGCCTTTTGTAATAAACTCGCAAATACTTTTCTTTTGTCCGTTACTACTCTATATGTTGCTGGAATAGCCTCTGCGGATTGCGCGCCATTGCTGCCGACCACCACAGCGGGAAGCGTGCCACCACCTCTGAATTGATTGCCGTTAAGCCGATAACTTGCCCCACGCATATCGTGTCGTGGATCGTATTCAATGCTGTAACTGCCGTTTTTAACAACAACGCGCGTGCCCTCTGAATTAAAACCATCAGCGGCAAAAGCAAAGCAAGGGATAAGGGCACAGGCTAGAAATAATTTTTTCATTCTCTACGGACTACACTTTTTTCCCTTTCCTGCTCGCGCTGCTTTTTCATAAATTCCGCAAATTCTATTTGTTCGGAAGTAGGTGGGTTTGTTGGTGGCGGAGTGGGATTAGGGGCATTGTCAAAAAATATATCGTCATCACTATTATCAGAATATGTTTCAGATTTTTTATCTTTCATATCTAAAATAGCATATAAAGAACCACATAAAATAAATAAAAAAATACTTAAAAACTTTCCAAACCCTGTTAAGCCCTGATATTTATTCATCCAAACATGGATAATGGCAGCCCCAACGGCTAATAATGTCCCTTTCAACATTTCAAACCCTTTCATAATGAAAGGTTTGAATGTAGCACGCTCATTGCGCTTTTGCTAGATGAATAGCTTTAAGAGCAGCATTAGGGCAAAAAAGCTATATAGCGTCCATATATCAATCATGGGATTTCTCGTCTTGTTCGCTCATACTGCGGATTAGGCTGTATATTTGTCTGAATAGGAATATCAGGGATACGATGCCGATAATGGGGGCGGCGAGCTCTGCGCCTAGTTGTATTTGTTCTTCTAGGCTGCATTCGGGAAAGCTTAATTGGATTTTTTGACCGTTTAAATACCAGTCTTGCCCTTGTTTTACGGGGCGAATGAGTAAGCCTTCTGCGGTTATGGTTGGGGGCTGCTGACTGAGTAAATAGTCATGCGCTGCTTCGTTGCTAACGAAGCATTGATAGCCAATTCTGTAACCCATTCAGTAACCCCCTTTGGTTTAGCTCGCAGTTTTGGTCATTTTGAATGCCATGCGGAAGCCTTGGATCAGGACGATTACGGACAACACGGCTGTGCCAATCGCGGTAATCATTACAGCGAATTTGGCAATTTCTACTGCTGCACTTGTACCGATTGATGCAATATCATTATCGGCAAAGGCGAGCATAGGAGTTGCCATTGCTGCTGCGAATAAGGCGCGTTTGTTTGCGATTGCGCCTTTGGCTTTTTGGATTAGGTTCATGATGAACTCCTTGAAAGTTGATAAAAGGCTTTTATTTTTCAGGCAGCCTGAAACCTGATTACTTCATCCGCGCTTATTAGCCGTATAGGTAATAGGCAGATGTAAATAATCCTATAAGACATATGATTAACGCGACAACGCAGCATTTAAACCAAAATGGAACGGGTTGTTTCATGCTCATCAGTGTTTCCTTTTTGTTAGTTAATCGGGATAAAATTCTGAATAATCACCATCGTAATCTTCATCAATTAAGCCTAAGTCAATAAGCTGTTCTTTAAATTCTTCGTCATCTATGGGTTCTCCATCATGTTCAGACTCTAAATCGCCCCTAGCATACATTTCATCTTCCACATCTTGAGCCGCAGTCATTTTGTCGTACATCTGCGTTGTTACGTCATCAATTTGTTGAGAATCTGTATTTTGTTCTTTAAGTAGAATTAGTTGCTCAAACAATTCGTCAGCTTCTGCCAATAAAGAATCACGAATACTTAGCAGCTCATCACTTGAATAATCTGAATAATCACTCATGGTTTTGCCTGTGGGATAGTGAGTTGTAAAAGGGCGGTTATGGGGCTTTTGTCCGCGCGACCGCCCGCACGCGGTAAAGTCTTTTAAGCTTCCTATTAGCCTTTGGCTTTATCTTGGCTAGATAATGGTTGTCCCAGCACTTCTAGCTTGGTTACTAGGTTTATCATGCCGTTGCCTTTTTTAACGGGCATGAATTCCACTTCTACGAGACAGGGGAGTTTGCCGCGTAAGTGGGCGAGTTTGATGTGGTCGGCTTCGGTGCCGTATTCCAGCTCTAAGACGTCTACGCCGAATTCTTTTTGCTGCTGCTCGTAAACGGGGATTTCTACATAAACGCGGGTGTAGTCGTATTCTTGTCCTGAACCTTCTACGGTGCCTTTGTTCCATTTGACTTTACGAAGTTGTGCTTTCATGGGATGCCCTTTCTTAGCGGTTGATTAACGTTTTTCATAAACGCGCGGGATGCGACTGTCATTTGCTGAATTGCCGACGTAATATGTTTTTTCTGTTTGGTTAAATAACCGCGTGCAAAAATTACGCAGCTTCGCTTTTAGTCGCTGTGCTTTGCTTGTCTTGAAATTGATTTCAGTTCTTTGCCATTTTGCTTCCATTGCTTTGCCCTTTCTCGGCGGTTGGTTAAAGTTGGTCGTACCATGCTGCTTGCCAGCTGTTGTCAAAGGCTTGCTGCATTCGGAATAGCTTGGCTTCTTGGGCGAGCTTGTCCATTCGTTGATGGAATTTGGCTTGCCGTTCTCTTTCGCTTATTTCGTTCATGTAGTTTTTGACTTCGCTGTTATGCTGGTTGGCGATGTGTTTCATTTGGTGGATGTATTGGACGTTGGCTTGGCGGCAGTCGTGTTTGTCTGCTCCTAGGCGTTTGGGTAGTTTGGTTTTGCCCCCTTTCAACAAAACTTTGATATCTTCGTCGTCAAAGCCAAACCGTTCCAGTGCGTTAATACAGGGGCTGCATGCTTGGCTTGCGTACTTTAAAACGTGTTCTAGGTTAATCATTTCGGTTTTTTTGATGCGCTCGGCTTTCTTTGGCTGTTCGCGAAACCGACTGAATAGGTCTTGGCAGATGGGATAGGCGGCGGTTAGGTAGCTGCCTGCGCTGATTAAAATATCGTGTGGGATGATGTAGTCGCGGTTGCGGAGTTGTAATTCAAAGCGTACACATGGGCTGCTGTTGTCGCCTTGTTCGCAGCCTTTGTCGTAAACGCGTAACATACGGCTGCTGTTGGGTGTGCCAACGTAAAAGGTTTTGCCTGTGCGTTTGTCATCTAGCCAGTCATAGCCGTGTAGCCTTGCTCTTGGACGTTGTCCTTTGTTGTCAAAGCCGCCGCTTTGCCATGCGGTTTTGGCATCATCGGGGGTAAATTCGCCGTTGATGAAGTCGTGGGCTAAGTCTATGCGGGTGATTTTTGCAAAGGGGGCAAATACTTCTAGCCAGTTATATAGGCGGTTTTCCCAGCCGTCTTGGGCTGCGGTTAAGCCGTCGCCGTATAGGTGTATCATGATGCTGTCTTTTTGGTTGATGCCGCCAAAGGCGATTACGCCGTATTTGGCTGTTTCTGTACCCATGACAAAGCTGTATTTGTAGCCGTTGATGCCGTTTTTTTGTTGGTAGATGCCGAAGCCCATTAGGGTGTGCATGAGTTCGGAGAGTTTTTCGGCGAGATGGCGGATGTTGTCGGGGTGTTGGTCGTCTATGGGTAAGTCGGGCTCTATTAAAACGTCTTGGGTGAAGGTAAATGTGAGTGTGTCTATGTGGGCTGCGGTTTCGTTGCCTTGGCGCAGTGGAATTTCTTTGAGTTTGCCGTTTACCATGACGAATTGGCTGGTTTTGGTGCTGTGGGCGCGTAGGGTGGACTTTTTGGCGTTGCTGCCTTTGTCCGCCGCTTCACGAGATACGCCGTTTTGTCCCCCCGTGTTACTAGCGGGGGCGCGTTTGGCCGCCCTGGCTGCAACCACCCCTGCCGCGGGGCGG